GGGCCATGCCAAGAGTAGCTCAGGCACCGCCCCCCGGCGTGTACCGGAACGCGACGCCCGAGGCCACGCCCAACCATTGGTACGACGCCAACCTTGTCCGCTTCCGTGGCGGCCAACTCCAGCCCATCGGCGGCAATGTCGCTCTGACCAACGCCGTCTTCCCCGACCTCCCGCGCGACATGCTGACATGGCACGACAACGCGGGTGTCAGGTGGGCCGCGATCGGCACCGACAGCAAACTGTTCGCCTATCGCTTCGACACCATGGTGCTGACCGACATCACGCCGGCCGGCGTTGGCCCCCTCGGCGCACCGGGCAGCACGGCCGACGGCTACGGGAAAGGCGATTACGGGGAAGACGCTTACGGCACGCGGCGCGACACCGGGGACGTTGGCCCCTCGGACATCGCCGCGACGATGGGCGATCGCTGGAGCCTCGATACGTTCGGCGAGGATCTGTTGATCGTTCCGACCCAGGACGGGCACCTGTTCCGCTGGTCGCCGACCACGCCCACCGTGTTGCCCGTGATCGTGGCCGGTGCTCCGACCGGGAACCGGGGCGTGATCGTGACGGATCAGCGCCACGTTGTCCTCCTCGCCGCGGGTGGCGATCCACGCCGGATCGCGTGGTCCGATCAGGAAGACCCAAACACCTGGACGCCGGACGTGACCAATCTGGCCGGCGACAAGATGTTGCAGACGCAGTCCTACGCCATGACGGCGATCAAGGTGAGTGACGGCATTCTCATCTTCACCGCGAACGACGCGCATAAAATGGTCTATGTCGGCGCGCCTTACGCTTACGGAATAAATCAGATAGCCACCGGCTGCGGACCCATTTCGCTTCGCGCCGTCGTCGGCATCGGGTCGTTCATCGCGTGGCCTGGCGTCCAGTCGTTTTGGAGCTATCAAGGCAACGTGCAGCCGCTACCGTGCGGCGTTCAGGATTGGTTCTACAGCCTCGTCAACCGCGCCATGGCCGGACGCGTCTTTGGTTCGCCCAATCCCGCTTTCACCGAGTTGTGGTGGGACTGGCCGGATGAAGGTTCTTTGGAAACCAACCGCTATCTGGCATTCAATTTCGCCGATCCGGCGCATCCATGGACGATCGGCGTGCGCGACAGAACGGCGGCCGATCCAAGCGGGACGATGGATTTTCCGGTTCTCGGTGGCCCATTGGGGTCTGGCGGCGGGCTATACCTCCACGAATACGGCTGGACCGACAACGGCGTCCCGCGCGCGCCATACGGCCTTATCTACGCCGAGAGCGGCAATATCGTCTCAGGCGAGGGGGATAAAAGGTTTCATGTGAAACAACTGGTCTTCGACGCCGATGGCCCGCCGGATGTTCTCGGATACAGGTTCTTCGCGCGCGAGCAGCCGCGCGATGACGCCAGCGAATATGACACCGGCCTTTACACCGTCATCCACGGCGGGCTCATCGATGTCCGCTTCTCCGGCCGCTCCGTCCGGATGCGGATGGAGGCGACCGCTGATGGCCCCTGGGCCGTGGGCCGCCCGAGGCTGGAGATGAAAGGCGGCGGCCGCCGATGACCGTTCGTCCCGTCTCCCGCGCCCCCGCGCCGTTCACCGTCCCCGCCTCCGGCGATCTCGACCAACGGCTGGCGGCGATCGCCACCGAACTGAACAAGAAGGCCAATGCCGGCCTCGCTGGTCCCGCCTACCAGTTCATCGGCCTGATTTCGCCAGATGGAAGCACATGGCGCATAACCGTCAGCGATACCGGAACGATCCTTACCCAGCAGGTGCCCAGGATATGACACTTCCAAAACGCGCCCCACCGGAAGCCTTCACCCTCACCCCACCTCCGGTGGTGACCCCACCCCCGCCGCCGGATCCCATTCCGACCTTCGACGCGATCAACTTCCGCGCGACCGACGGCGGCGTCTGGCGCGTCAAAGTGACGCCGATGGGGACGCTCCTCCTGGATCGTATCGTTACCTGAATGCTGTCCCCGGAAGAGAAGCGGGCGCGGCTACAAAAAGCCCTCGAATACGGCGGCGGCACGCACGCGCTCGCCGACGTGATCGACCTCGTGAAATCCGGTAAAGCCCAGTTCTGGGAAAACGGCGACGGCGCGATCGTCACCGAGATCCACGAATACCCACGCCTGAAAGCCGTTCACTACTGGCTTATTTCCGGCGGTCTCGCGGATTGTTTGGCGATGGATCACGAGATCGTGTCCTGGGCGATCGGAGAGCACGGCTGCACCGAGGCGACGGCGGTTGGTCGGAAAGGCTGGGGCCGGGTTTCCGCCTCGCTGGGATGGCGGCCGCACATGTATACCTTCCACAAATCGCTGGTGTGACCGATGGGCAAATCCCAACCGCAGACACAGTCCACGGATACCTCGACCCAGATCCCACAATGGCTGGAGAGCGCCGGAGAACGCGCGGTCAGCCGCGGCGAGACGTTATCCAATCGCGCGTATGACCCATGGCAGGGCGGCCCTTATGTCGCGCCGCAGACCCAGGACACCTACCAGAGCTATCAGCAGGTCCGCGACCTTCAGGGCCGGGGCGACCCGGCCTTCGACGCGTCCATGGGTGCCTATCGGGGGTTGGTCGGTCAGGCCGCGCCGATCACGGCCGGCGGGGTCAACCAAAACACCAATCAGTTATTCGGCAACTTTCAGCAGGGCGCGTTGGCCCAGGCCCAAGGGTTGTTGAGCCCATACCTCAACGGCGGTCCCGCCACGGCCCAACAGGTGGGCGCCAACGCCACCGCTCTGATGTCGCCCTACCAGCGGCAGGTCATCGACCCGACGCTGGCGGCGGGTGAGCAGGCAAGACAGATCGCGCGCCAGACCATCGGAGCGAACGCCGCCAACCTCAACGCGTTCGGGGGTTCTCGCCAAGGCGTGGTTGAAGGTGTCTCGGACGCCCAGAACGCCCTTGGGACGCAGCAACAAATTGGCCAGATGCTGCAACAGGGTTGGGGCAAGGCACTCGATTCCGGCACCAGCATCGGTCTCCAGGCCGGGAAACAGGGTTATGACGCTTCCAGCCTGATCGCGAACCTCGGCGCCACGGGCTATGACCGCGCGGCCCAGCAGGGGCAGGGGATAACCAACACCAACCTCGCCTCCGGTCTCACCGCCGCCGGTGCGCTGCCCAACGTCGCCGGCGCGTGGCAGGGCTACGGCCAGAAAGACGCCTCCCTGCTGCAAGCCGCCGGCGCGGCCGACCAGAACTGGGTCCAACAAAACATCAACGCGGCGATGGGCGAAGACTACCAGCGCCAGAACTGGGACGTGCAGAACCTGGACCTGTTCCTGGGCGCCCTCGGCGGCGTTCCATATTCAACGTCCGGAACGGGTTCGAGCACGCGAACTCTCAACAAGAACGTCGCCGGCAGCGCGCTCGGTGGCGCGTTGAGCGGCGCGGCCACCGGCGCCATGCTTGGGTCTGTCGTTCCCGGGATCGGAAACGTCGCCGGCGCCATCGGCGGCGGTGCCATCGGTCTGCTTGGAGGGCTTAGCTGATGGCCGATATGTGGACGATCGATCCCTATACGCCGACCGGCACCGGCGGCGGCTATCTCCCTACCGGGACGTGGGGATCACAACCGGAATTTGTCGAGAACACATGGTGGAACCGCAATTTCGGCGACATCGCCGCCGACCAGGCCAATACCGGCGGCGCTTCCAGCGGTGATCTGGTCAAAGCTCTTCAGGCGGCGGGCAAGGCGTTCGGCGACAAGGCCACCGCCGACAAAGACCCCGGGTTCCTCTCGCCCCAGTCCGCCGCTCCCGGCTCCCCCATGCGGCGCGTGTCGATCGACCAACTGGCGCAGATGCTGAACAAGCAACGAGACACGCTCTACAACTCCGCGCTGACACCAGGCACGAAGGCGGAGCCGGTCATTCCGAACAGAACAATTGGACTTCTCGGCTTCTAGGAAAACAGTCATGGCCGACGAAACCGTATCCGCCACGTCCGATCAGCAACTTTCCGAGATCATCAAACAACTCCTGTCGGGCCAGACGGCGCGCCCCGCCGCCGATCCCAACACCGGGCCATCTTCGCGCGAGGGGCGCGGGTTCGCCTCGCTGCTCGGCGAAGGCATCGGTGGCGGCGCGCAATACGGATCGACACCGGAACGTGAACAAGGCGGTCTCGCGGCTCTCGGCGCGCTGGGCGCCAGGATGCTGCAAGCCTCCGACTGGTCCCCGATGCCACACACTTTCGGCAGCATCCTCGGGCAGGGGTTGGAAGCGGCGCGCGGCAGCCTGGGACAGACGCAGGCGGTGAGCGCGGCGCGTCAGTACGCGGCGCAACAACTGGCGCATCAGCAACAGGAAGATCAGATCGCGCGGCTGAAGGAAGCGTTGCCTTACCTGAACCTGCAAGAGCAGCGGCGCGCGGCGGAGCGGGCGCGGGAGCTACTGAAACCGGAGGACAAAACCAGCATCGGAACGGGCGGGAGTATTGGGACCGGCGGGCCGTTCATGACCGCGCTGGCGGTCATCGAGAGCAACGACCAGAACATCGTCAGCCGGGTGGACAGTGACAGTAAGGGACGGACTTTGGCGCAAGGGGGCAACCCCGACGAGATCAGCCAGGGCCACTACCAGATCAACCCGGATACATGGCGGCGCTACGCGAAACAGGCCGGTGTCGATCCCGCTCAATACTCCAACCCAATGAAGGCGCCGAAAGAGGTTCAGGCCCAGGTCGCGTCGGTCATCCCACTGGCCCAGTTCGGCCCGCGTACGCGGAAGCTGTTGCGGGACCAGTTCGGCGAACTGGACGATAAACAGACGATCGGTGCTCTCGCCGCGTCACGGACACCGACGGCGCCCGCTCCCGTCGGTCAGAACCCGACCGCCAAGGTCCAAATCCCACCGCCGAGGGGACAGGCGACGGCGCCTCCTCCAGCGGCGCCCGCGCCGGGGCAGGCGACCGCGCCGGGGCAGGCGACCGCGCCGGGGCAGGCGGCCTTGCCGCCCCCGGAACCACCTCTGTTGACGGACGGCACCGCCCAAACAGCCGGCGATGTCGGGGCGCCCACCGGCACCGTCATCCCACCGTCACCCGCCGGGAGCGAGGCCACCGTCGCCGCGATCGAGGAAGGCCGGGCCGCCTCACCCGCGAGGGGCGGGGGGCAGCCACCGCCGGCCGCCACGTCGCTCCCGCCCATCAAGGCCGGCGATGGTCTCATCACACACCCCGGAACCTACGCCGAGTATCGCGCGCGGGAGTTCGTCCCGCCGCCACCATCGGAAGACTTCAACCCGAACCTGACGCCACGCCAGCAGGCGGCGTTCGCCGCTGAACGCAAAGCGCTCGATCAAAGAGCCCTCGTGGAGAGCGCCAAGACAAATCCCGATCTGAAAGTCGTCGCCGATATCAGGGCCGGGCGCGAGGAGCTGAAGGCGAAGATCGAGCTGGCGGCGCAGGAGAAGGCGCAGAAAGCCGCGCTCGCGGTCACGAAATACCATGAGACCCAGGACAACGCGATCCGCCCGCGTTACGAAAAAGAGGTCGATGCCTACAAGGCCGCCGCGCAGTCCAATCTGGTGTCCCAGCAAGAGGCCGCGAAGATCGAGCATACCGCCAGGACGGCGCGCGAGACCAAGGCGGCGGAACAGGAAGGCATGGTCATCGTCGATGAGCGCAAGGACATGGCGAAAGCCCGTGACGCCGCGCGCCAGTCGATCGACCAGGTGCATGTCCTGCGCGCCTTGTCCGACCGGGCCGGCACCGCGACGACGATCGAAAACCTCGCCCTGCCGAATGGTCAGACCATACGGGATCTCATGGTGCAGAACGGCCTGGGCAGCGAAGCGACGCTGAAGCACCTGAACGCCCAGCAGGCGTATGAGGCGGCGGCGACGCAGATGGTGCTCGACCTCCGCAAGGGTGTGCAGATGGGCAACCTCAGCGACAGGGATCTCGCCGCCGTGCAGAGGCTCGTTCCCAAAGGGTCGATCAATCCCGAGGCCCGCGCCGCCATCCTCGGCACCATAGAACAGATCCACTCCCGGCAGCGCGAATACATCGACCGCGTGCATCAGCTCTGGGACCAGGGGAAGGGCCTGTCCTGGGAGAAAGCGAAGGTCGAGGCCGACAAACAGATGAGCGACATCGTTCCGCAGGTGCCACAGTCGTATAAGAACATGACGGCGGAACAAAAAGTGGAATGGTTCAGGACGAACGCGCCACCGCACACGCTGCTCCGCACGATGGATGAACTGGATGACAAGGGTAAGGTCGTTCGGCGCGGCCATATCATTCAGATACCGGAGGCCCCACAAAAGTAATGGCCCTCGCCCCCGACTACGATCCGCTGGCGGAAGCGATCAAGGCGAACGACCCACCGTCGAACGTCGCCGCCTCGTCACCGTCGTCCGACTACGACCCCCTGGTGGAAGCGGAGAAGCGACAGGCCAGTCCGCTGAAGACGGCTTACCAGAATGGAGCGCCCGTGCCGTGGGCGACGACGCCTGACCAGGACGAATGGGGCGGCAAACCGGGGTCCCAGGGAATGCCGCTTGTTTCCGGTCTGATACGCGGCGCTCTGGATACAGCTGATACAGGCTCGAACGTCCTGGGGTCGGTCTTCTCCGCGAAGGCGGACGCGGACGCCACGCGCGCCCGTCTCGCCGCCGACCGCGACGAGTGGAATAAGAAATACGGCGACAGCACCGCCGCCCAGATCGGCCGCGTGGGTGGTCAGATCGTTTCGACGGCGGGACCGGTTGGCATGGTCGGACGTGGCATCGGCGCGGCCACCCAGGCCCTTCCGGCCGCCGTCCGGTTGCTGCTGCAAGGCGCGGCCCAGGGCGGCACGCAGGCGGGGATGACCGCTTCCGGCTACGATGAATCAACCGGTGAACAGGTCGCCAGGGGCGCCCTCGTCGGTGGCGTGGTGGGGCCGGTCGTCGGAAAGCTGACAGGGGCACTTGATACGCTGCGCGGGTTCTACGGTGGCATCCGGCCGGAGATCGCCGCGCTGGCCGACAGGGCGTGGCAACGGGGGATCCAGATCCCGATCAATTCCATGACGCCCAACCGGCAGGTCAAGATGTTCACCAACGCCCTGCGAACCCTGCCGGGGACGGGCGAGGACGCCGCCGCGCTGGCGCGGCAGCGGCAGTTCCAGGGCGCGATGATGCGGGAAGGCGGCTCCACCGCGAACACGGTTGGCGAAGCTGAGATGACGGCGATGCGCGACCAGATCAGTAAAGGTTACAACACCGCGCTGGGCCAGGTGACGGCCATTCCGCATGGCCCCCAACTCGTAAATGACCTGGCGGGTGTTGGGGCCAACGCGGCTCGCTACACCGACCCCGGCACGATGGAGTTCGTTGGGAAGGCTATCCGAGAGGTCCACGATGCGTTCGGTAGTGGCCCCATCACGGGTGCCGCCTATAAATCCCTGACCGCCAGTGATGGCGCGCTGGCGCGGATCGCCGCCGCCGCGCCGGAGGCGGCGAGCCCCTACCTGGCTCAGATCAACCAGGCATTGCGGCAGCAACTCATCAGATCTTCACCGCCCGGCACCGCCGCCGATCTGATCCGCCTCGATAAACAATGGCGGGCGATGCACACCATTCGTCCCCTGGCGGAGGGACAAACGGTTGGCGATATCCAACCCTCGGCGCTCCTGCGATCCGCGACCAATCAGGCGAAGAAATTCGACGGCCCGGTCAGCGGCGTGGCGTTCAATAACGAGCCGTTGACGGAACTGGGCCGGATCGGAAAGCAGTTCTTCGGGCATATCGGGGACAGTGGCACGGCGCCGCGAACGCAGGCTTACACCTTCTTACGGCATCCGTTCTCCTTCACGGCGGGTGTCCTTCCTGGCCTGGCGGTGGGACGCCCCCTGCGCGCCTGGGCGGACAGCCCAACGGTGTCCCGACGGGTGATCGACACATCACTGGGCGGCCCAAGGCCCGATCCCGACAGAGCGGTTCCGGTGTTTAATTTACTGGGTCTCGACGCTCAACGTTGAGGGCGCCAGGGCGCGCTTTTGGTGTGAGGCGGCAGACCCGACGGCTGGCGCGGAGGCTCAAGGCCGCGAACCGCCAGCCCCAGAAACAGGAACAACAAGCGAAGCAGCGTGACGGCGAGGGGTAGCACCACGAAGACGACGAAGAGGCAGACCAGGATCTCGATCATGGCCGCGGCGCCACGTAGGGCTGGTACGGCGGCGTCACCGGCAGCGGGATGGTGACCGCCGGATGACCCGGCGGGTACGTCCGGGGCATCCAGTCGGGCAGGCTCCCGCCGTCGCGAGGCGCCACCAGCGGACGCGGCGCCCACGGGCCGTTCGGCCCCACCTGGGCGTGGGCGGCCGCCATCATGAACACGATGGTGATCACGGCGCCGATCAGGACCAGGCAGGTGACGACCGTGAGTGCCCTCATGATCCCACCCCCGCGTTGAGCAGCGCCACGATCTCGGTGGCGCCTTCATACGTCGCCCCGCGCGCCAGGATATCGTCGACCCGTCCGGGGGTATGACGGACGATATCGTAATGGGCGACCTTGTCGGGTCCTCCCGCTCTGACGATACCGTAACGGATTGTCGTTTCTTTCGCTTGCATTCGATTATCCTTTTGTCTGGTTAAAAAACCCTCCGGCACGGGCAACGCGCCGGAGGGAAGTCTCAGGACGGGTTCACGCCCGCCTCATCATCGGCTCCCGAAACGAAGGACGGTCGGGAGCCAATCTCGTCAGGCACGGCGGCGCTTCGCCGCGATTCCTCGTCATGCCGTTTCAGTTCCGCCACCTCCCGCTCCAGCTCCGCGATCCGGCGGCGCAGGTCGCCAATGAGATCGGGGACCATCATCATCGCCGCCGTCCTTGCTGTATTTCGTTCAGCAATAGTTGCTTACGCTGCACCTCCAGCATGTCACGCTGGAGCCTGTTCTGCTCTTCCCACCCCAGTCGCATATCCAGATTCTTCTGGCTGACGACGCAGGCGGCGAGGAGCAGCGGGGCGAGGAGGCAGAAGACGCGCGTCACCAGTCCATTTCCCCTTCCACCAGCATCTTCTGTCTGTCCGCCTTCGATATCCGATTACGGAAAAAGCCTTCATGCTCCGGGTGATACGCGTGGAATTTACGTGCGTAATAAGCCGACCAGTTATTGTTGATCTTGAACCCGCTGTTGTCGTCCAGCGGTGTCGCGGTCTCCCATCTGACCCGATGCAAAACAGCGTCGGCGCTGTAATGAGCGAACCCGCGCCGGATCATATGAAAAGTGAACCGTTCGAACAGGCGCCATGTATCCGGGTTGGCGGCGTCAACGGAGGCGAAGCGGGCGCCAAGGGCGTCATATATCGTCATTCTTTCGCGTACCGCTTCCCGCGCGAGCCTTCCGCCCGCAGGGCGAAGCCCTCGGCCCACGGCGGTAACTCGGACATGATCGCGCACATGGCGTCCACGCTCCCGAACCCCACGGGCGGCTCGCAGACGACTTCGTCATGGATCAGCGTGAGCGGGCGGTAGCCCTCTTGCTCCAGGCGCAGCGCGGCGTGGACGAGGAGGTCGCGGCAGAGGCCCTGCACCGCGTTCTCGGTCAACCGGCCGCCATAGGTGCTCTGCCTCTCCCATTTCTTGTTCAGGCTGTTGACCGCCATGTAGGTCACGCAATCGTTACCGAAACGACCTTGCTCGATCAGGGGCTGGGAATACCAGATGTAACGACCCGACGGCAGGCGCATCCGCAGCCATTTGCGGTCCTGCCTGAAGCGGATCCGCCCGCCCGCCACGGCGGTGACCTGACCGGGATGGCGCACGGCGTCGATCGCCGCCCGGTCCATGTCGCGCCACAACTCTGGAATATGTTTGAATTTATCACGGTAAATCGCGACGGCGTCTTTCGCGACATCAGGTGCCAGTAAAATACCCGCCTGATGCAGGCAGGTCTCACGGAACTTGCTCCAACCCATCCCATATCCGCAGCCGAGTATGGCGGTCTTCCCGACAAATCGTTGCGCGGGTTCGATGTCGCCCATGGGGATTCCGTAGATCGTCGCCGCCATGTCTTCGTAGACCCGGTATCTCCGGTGAAAGTCTTCAAGCAGATCATCCTGACCCGCCAGCCACGCCACGCCCACCGCTTCGACGGAGGCGAAATCACCCGCCGCGATCTCGTGGCCATCGGCGGGGATGATCGCGCCGCGTAACATCTTACTGAGGACATCGAGCGGCGGGCCGGCGATCGCGTCCACCATGGCGGCGCCGTGGTCGAGCAGTTCGCGGTGACTCTCCCAGTCGTGGACGACATCGCGCGGGAAATTCTGGATCTGCAACCCTTGGCTGATGTAACGCCCGGTCGATGCGCCGTGGTAGCCCAGCAGGCCACGCACGCGGCCGTCGGCGTTGGAGCGGTCACTGATCGCCGCCAGTTTTTTGACCGAGATCTTGCCAGCCTCCAGGCGGTTCTTCAGGACGCTCTTCTCCAACAGCCCCACGCGGGGATCGGCGATCAGGCGCTGAACATCACGGCGCCGCAGATCGGGGATTTTCTCCTCTTCCTCCTCGACCTCTTCCAGGTCTTCGAGCAGCTCGCCCTCGCGAGCGAGATCGGGCGGCGGGGCCAGATCCACGCCGCGCCCCATGAGCCATTTCTTGAGCGCGCCGACATTCGACGCGGCCTTCACGGCGCCAACCGTGAGGAGGGCCATGTCGTGATCGAGCAGCTTCACCGTCTCCCCGGCGACGATCGACGCGACGTGGACGAAATCGAGGTCGAACCGAACACCCCGGTCGTTCATCGTCTCGGTCAGATCCCAGACGTCGAGTTCCGCCTGGGTCAGGGCGGACGTGGAGCGGAAGACCTGGCGCTCCACTTTCACATCGACGGCGCAATAATCGGACAGGCGCGTCATGCGATCCGCGTCCTCCCACCACGCCAGCGAGCCGTCCGCCATTTTCCTCGGTTTGCACATCTGGAGCATGAGGCGCCAACCATCCCCGTCTTTCTTGATCGGCAGGCCGAGGGCCATCCCCGCGCCGTCGAGCGAGGCCGGCAGGCCCTGGGCGCGGACGCGGGCCATCGTGCATATCCACCGGTCGATCGCGACCAAAGGCCAGCCGTGGCGTGGGTGCAGGACACCCTCGATCAGCAGCCGCTCGAACTGGGCGTTATGCGCCACGACCTCTTTCGTGGGGTCTTCCAGGTGATCGCGGTATTTTGGAAGCAGAGGTACTCCCGGTCGCCATTCCCATGGCTCCTCCATGCCGAGAGCGAGACGGGCCACGGTGACCGAGGTGGAAGGGTCCGACGCGTAAACGTACGCGCCGGTCTTCCGCAGATCGACCCTCGACCGCGTCTCCAGGTCAATGAAGAGAAGCTGGTCGAGGTCCACGATCAGAACTCGTCTTCCATCTCTTCCGCCACGATGTCGAAATCCTGGCGCGCCGAGGTCCGCCCAAAAGCGCCGTCATGCCGCAACAACTGGACATTTCCGAGACCCAGCGAAACGCCCACGCCGATGTTGTTGTAGACGAACGGGCGCACCGAGATGTTGGCCCAGCGCCCGGCGTAAACCGCGCGCGGGTCGGTGACCGGCTCAAGCATGGCGTCGACGATCAAAGGCTTTTCCCTGGAGCTGGCGGAGATGAAGAGCCAGCCCGCCCCGTAGCCAGCCAGATGCTCCTTCTCCTCGCAGCGGCGGACGACACTTTCGGGACGGCGGGCATTGGCCGGCCACTTCTTCTGGTCCTTGCCCCACACCTCGGCGCACAGATCGTTGAGCGCCTTCATGACCGGAGCGATGTCGAAGGTGGGCGGCAGCAGCAATGTCGTGGTGTATTTCTCGTCGCCGCCATTGAACGAGCTGGGCTCGATCAAGGAGGGAAACGACAGGCGGCCGGGGCCGAGGCGGATCGTCGCGACAACTGGTTTCTGTGCCATTTCACTGTTTTCCTTGGTTAACGGTTCAGATGGGTAGCATCATGAGGCATTCCTCGGCGCCGTATACTTCACGCGCGCCGCATGCCTCGCACTCGTATCGGCGGGCATCCGGCTCGACACCCTCGGCGTCGGCGCCGCACGCGAAGCAGAAGCCAGGATCGTCCAGGCTGGTCGCGTGGCGTTCGCACGCCTCCATGACGCGTTCGGCGGTTATGCTGTCATGCGGTTTCATTGTTCCTCCTGGCTGACCTGTTCAAACTCGATGGCCCGGGGCCCCGCTGGAGCCCGAGGGTCGGACGCCGGAACCAACGCGGTTCCAGGATCGGACATCGTGACCAGCGTATTCCATTCCGCCGGTTTCTTTCGCTTCAGCTGTTTGAGCACTTTCTCCAGCTGCGTGGGCGAATGCAGTTTCTCGACGAACGCCTCCGGTGTTTTCTCGAAGAACGCGATCGCCGCGCGCTCGTCGGCCCATACCCGCCTGCCGCGCTTATCGACCAGTTTCCAGCCGGGGATATCCTCGCCCTTGTCCGCGAGGGATTTGGCGTACGCGCGGACAGCGGCGAGCCATTCATCGATGATCTCGGCGCCTTCCAGAATCCCTCCCAGACGCTCACGGGATATCTTCGCCGGGTCCGGCAGAACGGTGACGGCGTTTTCAACTTCCACTTCGAACTCCAGTCCGATGGCGGCGACGGCGCGGGCGCGGAACGCGGGGCAATCGCCGGCGGCGCGGCAGTAGCGGCAGTGTTCGCCCGCGATCCTGAGGGCGAGAGGGTCCAGCGCCCGCTCGGCGATCTCGATCAGGTCGGCGGCGAGATCCTGCACTTCCGCGACCGTCATCACGGTCCTCTGGGGCGGCCCGAGGGCGGGCTGGACGACGACCAGCTCGATCTTCGTGATCTCGTGGGCGAGGCCCGCCGGCAGGCCGTGCAGCGCGCCCAACCCGTAGCCACCCAGTTGCAGATTGACCCGCCCGTCGGGACGGCGGACGGGAACGGCGTGACCCCGGCCGGTCTTGAAGTCGGCGACGTACAGGACCGGCGGGGAAATGATCACCGTGTCGGCGGTCCCCCAGTAGAGATCTGACAGGGAAGCGATCTCGAACGGGTGCTCGACCAACATCTCGCCACCTAGCCGGTCATGCGCGGACTGGACCTCGATCACGTAAGCCATGACCAGTTCCGCCCCCTCGGGATCCTCCGGGATCACGTCGAACGGGGACAGGTTCTCGCGCAGGCAGGCGGCGGCGACCTCGTGCAGGTCCGTCCCCCGCTTCGCGTAGACGCTGGTGGTGTTGGGCCGGCCTTCCTCGGCCGCCATCGAGCCGGGACAAACGAAGCGGCGTTCCAGGACGGACATACCGAGGGGGGAGTGGCCGCGCGGGGTCGAAATCTCGTTCACGGCGCGTACTCCGCCAGCACCTTCTCAGCTTCCTCGGCGATGACGGGCCACGTCGCGGGATCGCACTCCGAGAGGCGTCTGGCGCCGCCACAATTTTCCAGGATGTTGGTGATGGCCTTGACCTTGAGCGGATGCACCGCGCCGACCTTGCTCAACAAGGCGCGCATCGACGCCTCGTCCAGGCGGTTGACCGGCGGCGAGGCGATCGGCGTGGAATTAACCTCGCCGCCCGCCGCCGCGCCGTTGACGCGCGACGCGCGACGCGTTGGTTTTGGCGGCAAAGGCGGGGGTTCCGCGGGAGCCTGTACGACCGGCTCCACCACGTCGATCGACGCGTGAGCCGCCGCCAGTTCTTCTTCTTCGCGAGCGATGTTGGCGAGCTGCTCCGGCGTGAGAATCGGTCCAACCGACGCGGCCGCCGCCGTCTCCTCCGGCGGCGATACCGTGATGATCTGTCCCGCCCGGCGGCGGAGGACGAACAGCAGTTCCTCTTCCGTCAAATCGATCGAGCAGTTGATGGTGATGAGGCTCATGCTGTCTCTTCCAAAAGTTGTGTGACGATGCGCCGCTTGCGCCTGACGATGTCCGCGACCCTGGCGTCGATGCTGTCCGCGACCGTCAGGATGGAGACCCGCACCGGGCGGGTCTGGCCGGCGCGATACAGGCGCGCGATCGCCTGGTCGATCGAGGCGGCGGTCCAGTCGGTCTCCAGGAAGATGGCGCGGCGGGCGCTTTGCAGATTCAACCCGAACCCGGCGACTCGAACGGAAGCGACGAGGACGCGGGCGTTGCCGGCCTCGAACGCGGCGAGCGCTCCGGTACGCATCCAGGGCGGAGTTTCGCCCATCAGAAGACGCGCGCCCATGCCCCTACAGGCGTCGGCGATCGAGGCGAGAGCGGTCACATGGACGCCAAACAAGACGATCCTGTCCGCCCCGCCGTCGATCTCGCTCTTGATGAGGTCCACGGCGGCGCGGGACTTGATGAGGGCGAGCACGCGGCGCGTGGAGGCGAGCGGGAGCAGCATCGCCTGGAGGCGCTGCCACGCCGCCTCGTCGCCGCCCTCGAGCTGCGTGAGGACGACATTCAGCTCGGCGCGCTGTTCGTCGGTCATGGTTTGTTCTATCGCGCGGCGGTCGGAGGCGGAGATCTCGACGGGCAGCGTATCGACGGTCAGCGGCGGCAGATCGGTCACGTCGGAGAGTTTGATCCGCGACGCGCATTTGCTCAAAACCGCTCGTAATTCATCGACATTTCGCGCGCCGACGATCACCGGGCCAAATGTTTTCTGGATGGTGACGCAGAAACGCTCCAGGAATCTCTGTTTATGAACGAAATCCGGGATAAGGTTGGGGAAAAGGCGGCTCAGATGTGGATGCAATTCGTCGGGTGAATTGAGCACCGGCGTGCCGGTGGCGATCCAACACCTGCTGGAGCGGGTGAACAGGGCGCCCTTGGAGTAGATCGTCGCGCCGTAGAACGCGCGGGTCCGCGCCGTGCTCCCATGACCAAGGGCGTGGCCCTCATCGCACACGATCGATTCCCATTGGAGACGGTAGAGCTGCTTCCAGACCTCGACCCGCCGCATGAGGTCATAGGAGACGATGACGATATCGGCGTTCGGATCGACAATGGATTTGCCCGAGGCGATCCGCTGAACACGCGCGGCCCGGCGCCAGACTGCGATGTCGGCGAGCGTCTGGGGGATCAGCACGGCGTGGGTAACCCACAGCTGACGCCCGCCCACGACGGCCCCGGCGCGGATCAGCGCGGCCGTCTTGCCGGTCCCCATATCCCAGAGCAGCAAGTAATGGCCTTTGACCAGGGCCGGGATGACCGCGCGTTGATGCGCCCAGAGGGCGAGCGAACTCACCATTGTTCGTCATCCGCGACGGCCGGCTCCCTGGGCAGTCCCGACAGCAGAATCCCGTCGATCACCGCGCGCAGGATGAGGAGGCGCCCGCTCAAACGAATGGCCGGCAGCTCACCCCTGGCGACCTGGCCATAGATCGTCCTCGGCGGGACGCCCAAAACCTTGGCGGCTTCCGCGATGGAATAGGTCTGTGTCGCTGTTGTTTTAGCCATGAGCGGGGGTATAACAGGTGGCGAACATGGCAACAAGGAGAAAAGTGATGCCGCGCAAGCGGGGTAAGACGGAGGCCCAGTTCCGTCCGTTCACGCCGGAGGCGATGGTTCGGGCATGCCGGAAACTGGCTTCCGACATGCGGCGTGAAGCGGCTCTTGGCTGGCCTCCCGTGGTTCTGTGGGATGGGAGGAGTGTCAGCCGCGCCGAGGCGGCGGCATCAATGGACAGGCGAGGGGATGAATGGATGAAGGAGATAAAATGAGGTTCACGCGGGAGAACACACCAGGGGCGGACGACGAGGATCTGGCGGAGATGGAGAACCGCTATGACGCGGTGGTCAGTACCGTGGGACCGCGCGGGATCGAACCGTATTTCCTCGATAATCTGGCGGAAGTGATCAGAGAAGAGGTGATGATCCAGAAGCGGATGGCGGAGGCGTTCGAGGCGTATAAAAGAAAAGATGGCGAAGATGGCAAATAGGTGTTGACACATGGAGGAGGATGGTTCATATAAAGGGGGGTCAACACGATGAAGGGTTAAACAGATGACCAGCGTGAATAACTGGATCGCCGTCTCCCCCGATGCCGAATGGACCCGGTGGGAGGTCAACCCGCATGAGTTCGAGGAGCCGATAGCCGTTACGATTTGTGTACGACGTGACACGGGCCTGGAGTTCACGCGGACACTGAAGCCGCATTCGGCCAACTGGAAGAAAGCGGTGCGCCTGGCGAAAGCCGCCACCTGAAGGACGAAGAAAAACCGGCGGCGCGGGAGACGCGCCGCCGGCCGGAGTTGGGTCGGTGAATGAATGCAAGCCAAGGGATATCAGCAGATGACAACGAACAGCACAACACCGCGCTTTTTGGTCATGACCAGCAGCGCGAAGACCTCCGCGAAATTCGGGCGCTACCGGAACGTGGCGGTGGTGGAGACGGACCAGACCACGCCGCCGAAGATGATCTCGGAACACGCGCGCGGACTGGTCCGGATCGTGTGGCATTCGGGCGCGCGTTCAATGGGGAAGACCGAACGGTGCGCGTATCGCGTGGCGCTCCGCGAGGCGGAAGAGATGGCGGAACGGCTGAACGCCCGAGACGCGCTGCTTCATGTCCGTATCGCCGAAATCGGACAGGTCCGCGTGGCGTCCGGTGTCGCCGACGCCCTGGAAGGGTCGGAGCGCGTCCTGACCGATGCCCTCGCCCGCGTGGGGGAGGCGTCATGAGCGGCCGCCTCACGGCGCGCGACATTCGCGCGCTGCTGGCGGAGCTGGAGGCGATCGAGCGGCACGGGGATCACCCCGCCATCCGCCGCGAGAGCGTCCGCGTGATCCGCGACGCGCTGCTGCGCGCGGCGCTCTCGGACGTGGTGGTGGAGGATGGGAAATGAGCGAGGAGTTGGAGCGGGTGGAGCGGGTGGAGCGGGTGGAGCGGGTGGAGCGGGTGGTGGGGATCGTCGAAGCGGACCGTTCCCGGCGCCTGGACGCGGCGCTGACGGCGCTGCGGTGGACGTCGGCGGATCTGGCCGACGTGTTGGGCGTCGGCGTCAGCACCGCCCGCAGGTGGCGCGAGGGCCTCTATCCCGTGCCTGGGGCGATCATGGACTGGGTCGAGGGCATGGCGCGGGCGGTCGCGACGGTGGGGCCGCCGCCGCGGCGGGTGAAAGTGGGGCATCGGCCCTCGGGGGAGGTGGACGAATGGGCCGATTGGGGTTGAGAGAAAAGCGGGTGAAATGATGGAGAAGAACGGGAGAAAGGGCGACGGGAGACCGTCGCCCTTTTCGCGTCCAGAGTGGCACGCGGAGAGGGGTGAATGATGCCAAAGAACGAAGACAGAACACGCGGAATGAACCTGCGGGACATACCGGGGTTGGCCGCGATGCTGAGGGAAGAGCGGTGGTGCCTCTGGTACTGGCGCGTCATCGAGCGGAAGGACGGGACGAAGGGTAAGACCAAGGTTCCGGTCATCCCCGGAACGGGGAGAAATGTCAGGGTCAACGATCTGGAAGGGGTGGTCGGCCACGACGTGGCGGTGGCGGCGGTGGAGGCCGAAGGCGCCGCTGGTGTCGGCTGGCGCATGAAAGACGATTTCGGGCGCGCGGCCATCGATATCGATCATTGTCGGGACCCCCGGACGGGGAAGGTGGACGGCTGGGCACTGGCGATCCTGGCGGCGGCGCCAGGGGCTTATTGGGAGGTGACGCCCTCGGGGACGGGGATACGGATCATCGGGCGCCTGGCGGCCCCTGGAGGGGGCCTGGAGGCGTTTCAGGGCGTGCTGCGGGTGGGAGAGTGGGTCAAAGGGCTGGAGGGGCCGGAGAACGCCGAGGAGCGGGCGTGGTGGGGTGACGGGAGGGTACGGGCGGACGCGGCGGTGGAGATATTCCACGCCTGTGCCCGGTTCATCACGGTGACCGGGTGGGACGGAGAGGGGGATTGCACGGTTGGAATTGACGAGATCGTCGGGTGGCTGATGGAGCGGGCGGACGAGCGGAAAACGATCGAGGGGACGGTGACGCGGGCCGATGACGATGGGCTCTCCTTGCGGGGGCACCTCGAGGACGCGATCGCGGCCCTGGAGATCATCCCGAACGATGATCTGCACTGGAATGACTGGATGGCCATGGGGTTGGCGACGGTGAACGCCAGCCGTGGAAGCGAGGAGGCATACGCGGCTTTTGAGAAGTGGTCCGCGAAAAGCGGCAGGCATAACCAGAAAGGCGCCGACGACTGCCGTGACCACTGGGAATACTGGAAGCGCCATCCCGGTGATCATATCGGAATCGGAAAACTGATGATCGAGGCCGAGAAGGCCCAGCCTGGATGGGTGAGGCCATCACGGAGAGGGCGGGGGGAGTCGGTAGCCGGCGGGACCCCGGCTGGTGGTGACGGAAAAGGGTCGGTCGTCACCGAGGGGAACACGGCGGATGCGTTCACGGCGGCGCACGCGGAGCGGCTGCGGTTCGATCACACACGCGGCAAATGGTCGTTGTGGGACGGTACACGGTGGAAGCGGGAAGAGACGAAGCTGGCCTACCGCTGGGCGCACGCGGAAGCGCGGCGGCTGGCGCGGGGGAAAGGGGCCAACATCGCGGTGCGGGCCGGTAAGGCCGCCTTCGCCGCCGGGGTGGAGCGGCTGGCCCAGGCGGGAGAAGCGTTCGCGGTCACGCATGAGGTGTGGGACAGCGATGCGTGGCTGCTTGGCACGCCGGAGGGCGTCATCGACCTGCGGACGGGGAAGACGAGAGAGGCGCGCCCAGAGGATTACATCACCCGCCTGACGGCCGTCGCGCCCGCCATGGGGGAGGATTGCCCCCTTTGGCTGACGTTCCTGGAGGAAGCGACCGGTGGCGATGCCGGGATGATCGGATTTCTCCAACGGTGGTTTGGCTATTGCCTGACCGGAATAACCCGCGAGCACGCGCTGGTATTCATCCACGGTGACGGCGGGAACGGAAAAGGTGTCGTCATGAACACCATTTTCGGAATCCTGGGAGACCACGCGGTGAACGCCGCCATGGAAACGTTCACCGTGACACGCGGTGATAAGCATTCAACGGACCTGGCCATGCTGGATGGCGCGCGGATGGTCATGGCGTCGGAGGTGGAGGAAGGACAAACATGGGCGGAGGCGCGCATCAAGGCGGTGACCGGCGGAGATCCGATAACGGCCCGTTTCATGCGCCAGGATAACTTCACGTTCGTCCCACGGTTCAAGCTGACCATCAGCGGCAATCACAAGCCCGCGCTGCGGGGGGTGGATAACTCCACCCGCCGCCGGTTCAATATCGTGCCATTCACGCGCCGGCCCGCCGTGCCGGATGTGGAACTGTCCGAGAAGTTGAAAGCGGAATGGGGGGCTATCCTCCGGTGGATGATCAATGGGTGCCTGGAATGGCAACGGGTGGGCCTTGGCGCGCCCGCCTCGGTTTCGGCGGCGACGGATGATTATTTCGAGTCGCAGGATTTCTTCGGGCGTTGGGTGGAGGACCGGTGCAACCTCGGTTGGGGGTTGAAATCCACGCCGGCGGCACTTCTGCGGAGTTTTCAGGACTGGTGCAGGGAAAATGGGGAAGAGGTGACCGATAGTCGCCGCCTGCGGGGGATGTTGGAGAAAATCAAAGGAATTTACTACGCGAGAATCGATAACGTCCGCGTTGTTTGTGGGGTTGAAGTGAAAGGGGCGACGGTCGTGGGCGGTGACGCCACGACGAATAAAGCCCCTGGAGACTTTTGACATTACGCAATTCCTGCCAACTCCTGCCACCCTATAAACGAAAGGCGTCTTACATGTATGTGCGCGCGCGCACGTGTGAACACTATTGCGGTGACCATGGCAGGAAGTGGCAGGAATTGTTAAAAGATAAATTATGACCCTCATTTTTGGGATCGATCCCGGCATGAATGGGGCGGCGGCGTTGATACGAGTAGGGGCGGGCGTCATCACCCAATGCCGTGTGGGCGCGATCGATCAAGGCCAGGGGCTGGCGCGAACAGCGGCGGCGGCGGCGCTCGTGGTGGTGGAGGCGCAACACGCCTCTCCCCAGATGGGCGTACGGTCCGCTTTCAACCTTGGGATGGCCTACGGCGGCGTCCGAGGCGCGTTGGCGGTCCTCGCCCATCCGAGGGTGGAATATGTCCAGCCTTCGGTCTGGAGGGGCTCCTACGGGCTCGGGGGAGGCGCGGCGGGCAAGGCGGCCGGGATCGCCCTGGCGCGGGAGCTGCTCCATGACCCGGAGCGGGCGTTGACCCATGACGAGGCGGACGCGGTGCTGTTGGCGTGGTGGGGGTGGCGGAATATCCTGGACAAATGAAAAAGGCGCCCGAAGGCGCCTTTTCGTTTGTTCCGTTCGACCGGTTAAACGGTAAGAGAGGCAACCGGCCGCGCGGTCAGACAGTCGGCGCTCCATTCGGTCAGGTCGTAAACCTCGGCCTTCACGAACGAACCATACCCCTCGCGAGCCGCGACATACGCGGCCAGTTCGGCGCGGCACTCTTCCATGGTGGAATGGTTCGACCAGGAAGAAACCCGGAGGCATCCGCGGGGGCCTTTCATCTCCCCGCGGTTGGCGCGGACGGGGAGATCCCAAAAGATCCAGAGTTTGAAGTCGCTCATGCCGCGACTCCATTCCGCTTGAATGTCACGCCAGCCGGCTTCGCTTTCCCGGCACGCGGCGTGGGGTGGACGATCCTCGCCCGCCTCTTGGCCGCCCGGCCGCTCGTGGAATGGTTCGGGATCACGACATTCCGCGTCCCCTTACCTTCCAGACCAGAACAAATCTGGCAGTCCTGACACTGTAGCAGCTTGCCAGCTTCCTCCGACGCCGGGCACAGTGCTTCGGTCTTTTCCCTGGTCCAGCCAACCGGCGGCGCGACGCGGAACGTACGCCAGCCCATCGCCTGGGCTTCGGCGGCTTCCTCGAGTGTATCAACCGACGCCATGACGTACGCCTTCAGCCAGGCGAAACGGGCATCACGCCATTGATGCGTGTAGCCAGTGCGGCCAGCGCTCTTGCTTACCATGGCCGTCCAGATCCGTTGGGGAACGGCGGCCGGATCGCCATAGGTGCCGAAGCGGATCAACAGGTCTTCGAACGTATCAGCGAGGTCCGCTTCGGTGCATGTCTCATAATGATCGCGAGCGTGGGATTTATAGACGACAGAAACACCCTGGCCGAGGTTGACGTAGCACTCGCGCGATTTCTCAATCCGCATGCCCTCATCGTCATGCTTGCCCTGATGTTTGCAATCACCGCAAATCGCCTTGTCGGCGCCGGTACGTGACGCTTCAACAGGGTGCATGTCGTCACGGAGGATATAGGTTTGAAGCAATTCCGCTCCGGTCTTCTTGTTTGACGATCCCTTGAAGCCCGTGACTATCATCACGATGGGCTCGCCGGTCAGCATCGATGGACCTTGGTAAACGATCATGGCTGTTTGTCCTGTTTGACTGGTTGAGCTGTTTGACTGATTGACCAGACCTATATGGACCCTTTGCGTTCATAGTGCAATGGGTATTTTGGGGTTGGACGAAGATAGTTGCCGGAACAGGCAAACCGTGACATGTCAAAGCCTGTATCATGGCATGGGATTGTCTCAATTGTCTGCTAGCATGCACCAATCAGACGAAGGACGAATCGCGTCTAAACGTGGTGGATTGCGGCGTTCCTCTTGGAAGCCTGGGCAATCCGGCAATCCGAATGGCCGTCCGAAGCCTGATGTTGATATCGCGGCGCTCGCTCGCGAGCATGGTCCAAAGTGTGTTCAGGTCGTGGTTCGTTTGCTTGCTTCAGGCGATGAAAAGATCCGGCTGGCGGCCGCGATAGCCCTCTTAGATCGTGGTTTCGGCCGGCCGAAGCAAGAGATGGACATCAACTCCAACTCCACGATTGAGCTGCATCTTGTCGCGGCGAGGGCCATTAGCGCTTCACTCATTGAGCATCAGCAAACACCGATTATTGAAACCATTGAGTCCACATCAACAGATATTCCAACGGAATGATAGTGTAATGACATATCATTCAATCGTGGGATGCGTGATCAAACGTCCGTTTGAACAGGTGGCCGATGCCAAACGTCAAGTCACACACAGCATGATCGCCCGACCGGGCGCATGCGCGCGCATGCGTGCCCAGGCGCGCGGGCGGGCGCCCGCCCCCCTGCCCGCGCGTAGGGGCATGGCACTGGCACCCTCTTCAAAAATTCCTCCCAATTCATTCGAAACACGTTACGATAAATTAACAACTCCTTCAAAAATTCCTCCCAGTTTATTCGAAACACGTTATGATAAATTAACAACTATAATGGTTGAATGTCCGGAACGTGAACGGTGAGTGCCACCCTCGAAACCAACCCGTTCCACGCGGCGATTGAAAAACATGCCCGCGCGCCGATCGCCTTCGTGCGGGACATTCTCGGCGCGGAGCCGGATCCGTGGCAATTGGAGGCACTGCGCGCGGTCGCGCGCGGCCACACCCGTCTGGCCATTCGTTCCGGCCATGGCGTGGGCAAGACGTGCTTCGCCGCGTGGCTGTGCGTATGGTTCATCTGCACCCGCGCGCCGTTCAAGGTCGCCATCACCGCGCCATCGTCATCCCAGTTGTTCGACGCGTTGTGGCCCGAGTTCATTAAATGGTTGAGCATTCTTCCCTCCGGCTGGCGCGACCTGTGGGATATTCGGTCTGATCGCGTGACGCTTAAAGCCGATCAGGAATGTTTCGTCACCGCGAGAACCTCCCGCCCCGACACGCCGGAGGCGATGGCGGGGCTCCATAGCGCCCATGTTCTTCTCATCGCCGACGAGGCGAGCGGCATTCCGGAATCGGTCTTCGAGGCCGCGTCCGGCAGCATGTCCTCTCACGGCGCGATAACGCTGCTGATCGGCAACGCGACACGTAGTACCGGCTTCTTCTACCGCGCCCACATGATGGAGCGCGATCGCTGGTATACCCAAAAGGTCTCTTCCGCTTCCTCATCACGCGTTACGTCGGATTTCGTGAACGAGGTCGCCAATCGATACGGCATGGATTCCAACGCTTTTCGCGTTCGTGTCCTCGGCGAGTTTCCGCTCGCCGACGATAATACCCTCATTGGCGCCGATCTGGTCGACAGCGCGATGCTGCGCGATATCGAGATCGATCCCACCGCCGCCGAGATCTGGGGTGTCGACATCGCCCGATTCGGCACCGACGCGTCCGTCCTCGTGAAACGCCGCGGCCGCGTCGTGACCGAAATGCCGCGCGCCTGGCATGGCATGGATACCATGCAAGTGGCCGGCGCCATCAAAGCCGAATGGGATATCGCCTCTCCAGCCACCCGCCCCTCTCTCATATGTATTGACGTGATCGGTATCGGATCCGGCGTCGTCGACCGTCTGCACGAGCAGAATCTGCCGATTCTCGGCGTCAATGTCTCCGAAACAGCCTCAACCACCGGTAGATATGCCCGTCTTAGAGACGAGTTATGGGTGCGCTGCAAGGAGTGGCTTGGCAACCGTAACGTGCGCCTGCCACGCCACGATCGCCTCCGCGACGACCTCTTGATGCCGCGCTATGCCTTCCTCAGCGACGGCAGGCTTCAGGTCGAAAGCAAACAATCGATGCGCTCTCGCGGCCTCCCCAGCTGCGATCACGCCGACGCGCTCAACCTTACGTTCTGCGAGCAGGGTCTCGGTGTCGCGAGCGGCCAGACTTCCGGCCTGTTCGACAAAGCCCCACTGCGCATGAGCCTGACCCAGGGAGATCTGGTATGAGCACCACCCTCGCCCCGCCGCCCCAGCCGTCTCCCCCGCTCCAGGGCGGCCTCCTCGCCCCCCGACAGATCAACGACCCCAACACGCCCACCCCCCTCCCGCCCATCCCCGGCCTGATCCCCCAGGGGATGCGGCCCACCCCTCTGTCCGCCTCCCCCTCCGAGCAGATGCTGGCGTTCCTGCTGCCGCCCTCCCATGACGACGATCCGCCCGACGCCGATAGCTCTCTCCCTCCTCAACTCCGCCGTTACGCGGCCGGCCTGCGCCCGACCCTCAAACCGACCGCCTCTCCCTGGTCCCAGGAAATAGTCTTCGAGCGTCTCGGTAAAACCGACGTGGAGATCAACGCCATCGCGCGGTTCTACTTTCGCGCCGCCCAGAACTACGACGCGTATCTCTCGCGCGAGCGTGTCACCGCCTCGAATTACTACGCGGGTGAGCCCGACGCCCCGAAGATCGAGGGCCGCAGCAACATCACCCTGACCGTCGTGCGCGACACCATCCGCCAGACGCTGCCGTCCATGCTGCGCATCTTCACCGGCGTGGAGGACCCGGTTTCCTTCCAGCCCCTCTCCTCCGATCACACCACCGCCCAGGACGACCAGCTGGCGACCGCCCTCGCGAGACAGGCGACGGATTACGCGCGCTGGGCGTTGTTCACCGCCAACCCCGGCTGGACCATCCTGCACGATGCCCTGCTCGATGCCCTGACCCGCAAGGCCGGCTGGGTCAGGTGGCACTGGGGGTCCCTGAAGCACACCAGGACCGAGGTCGCCCACGGTCTGCTGCTGCCGCAGCTCCAGATGCTGCTCTCCGAGCCCGGTATCGAAGCCAGCCGCATCGTCCGCCGTCCCATGACACCGGCGGAAACCCAGGCCCTCGCCAAAACCCCCGAGGGCCGCATGTATCTCCAGCAAGGCGCCCCCGCCGAGTACTGGAGCGCCACGATCACCCGGAGCGCCACCCAGGCGTGGCCCCAGGTCTCCCACGTCCCCACCGAGTGCTGCTGGATCGATCCTTCCGCCACCTCCGTCGAGACCGCCCGCGCGTTCTTCATCGTCCAGGACAGTACCGTCTCGGATCTGATCGAGGCGGGCCTGCCGGAAGACAAGATCCTCTCCAACCTCTCTTCCGGCCGCGGCGCCACCCAAAGGCAGCGGGCCGAACTCATCGCGCGCTCCGGCGCGCAGGGCCACAATGTCGCGGGTAGCCCGCCCAACGATAAGTCCCAGTCGATCGTGCGCCACGTCGAGGGTTGGATCCGCTGTGACGCGGACGGTGATAACGTCTCCGAACTGTTGCACGTCCATCTCCTCGGCGCGTCCCAGACCCTGGTCTCGTGGGAGCGTTGCGACGAGATCCCGGCGGCCTGTTTCACCCCTTATCGCGAGCCCGGCAGGGTGGTCGGCCAGTCCCAGGCCGACATGGTGATGGACCTGCAACGGATTGAATCAAGGGTCATGCGCGGCGTGCTGGACAGTCTCAGTCAGTCGATGTTTCCGAGGACGGCCGTCGTCGTGGGCCAGGCCAATCTCGCCGACACCCGCCAGACCGCCATCGGCAGCATCATCCGCGTGGCGCAGCAAGGCGCCGTGCAGGAGCTGACCAAGCCCTTCATGGGCAAGGAAGCCCTCCCCGTCATGCAGGTCCTCGAGACCATTCGGGAATCACGCACCGGCATCACGCGCGCCTCCTCCGGCCTGACCGTCGACGAACTCCAGTCCACCGCCCCGATCGCCGTCTCTCAGCAGTCATCGGCCGCCCAGGATCGCCTCGACATGGTGGCCCGCACGCTGGCCGAGACTGGTCTGGCCCCGCTCTACAAGGGCCTCCTGAAGATGCTGGCGCGGCAGCAGGACCGGCCCAACGTCATCCGCATCCGCCAGAAGTGGATCCCGATCGACCCGCGCGCGCTGGCCACGCAATGGGAGACCTCGGTCAATGTCGGCGGCAAGGGCATGCCCCAGGAGCGTCTCCAGATGCTCTCCGCGATCGCCCAGAAGCAGGAGCAGATCATCCAGCAGGGCGGCATGAGCAACCCCCTTGTCGGTCTCCCCGAGTATCGCAACACCCTCGCCAGGATGCTGGAGACGGTGAACATCGCCGACATCTCGTCCTACTTCAAAGCCCTCCCGCCCGACTTCGCCCCACCCCCCACGCCGCCGCCGCCGCCCAACACCGACCTCATCCTGGCCGACGTTCAGAACAAGAAGACCCAGGCCGATATCGAGAACACCAGGGCGGATCAGCAAACCAAACGCGCTTCCCTCCTCCTGGAGGACGATCGCGAGCGGGACCGCGCCGCCCTCGACGCCTGGGTGAAGGCGTGGGTGGCGGGTGCTACGTCCGGCATGATCGTCCCCTCGCTCGACGAGTTCAAAGAAGCAATGAAAAGCAACGCCCCGGCGGTGGGTCTGCTGTCCGATCTCCCGCCGCCCACCAGCCCTCAACCTCCGGCGGTTGGCGCGCCACCGCCCCAACAGCCCCGTCCAGGCCCCCAGGGCATGCCGATGATGCCTCCAGGGCCGCCGAGGCCGCCCATGATGCCTCCTCCCCAACAACGTCCTCCCACGCTACCCGCCGGCCCCATCAATCCCCAGGCCGCCGACGCCATCCGCCAGTCCCTCGCCACCGGCCGCCTCCCAACGGCCTATGGCCAGCTGACCCAACGCGCGTCGGCCTTTCCGCTCAATGGCCCTGGCGGCCCGCCGCTGCCCCCGCCGGGAGGCCCCTCATGATGTGTTTTTTCCTGGATACCGGTTGGATGACCAAACCACCGCCCCCTCCGCCGCTGCCCTCCTCGAACGTAAATCATCTTTGTGAATACAACGAGATTCCGCTTCTGGGCGGCGGTGTTGTCTGCGTTCTGTGCGGCACGAGGCGAAATGGAGGAAACAACCCATGAGCCTCATCCTGATCGTCATCGTCCTGCTGCTTCTCTTCGGCGGCCTCGGCGGCGGGTATTACGCCCACTCCAATTACGGCGGTTATTACGGTCCTGGTATTGGTCTCGGGACGATCCTGCTGGTGGTCGTGCTGTTCCTTCTGTTCCGCGGCTACTGACACCGTGCCGCTCTCCGCCGAACGCCTGATCCAGTGCGAGGCCGCGAAGCGGTTCCTCGCCGATCCGCACTTCAACGCCCTCATTGATCGCATCGCCGAGGAGGCGACCAGGAACGCGGTCTTCCTCGACGACACCGCCGCGCGCGAGGCGAACCGTCAGTTGGTCCTCGCGCTGCGCCGCGTCTGGGAAGAACTCCAGGCCGACGCCGAGGCCCCCGAGGCGGACGCGGCGGTCGCTCGCCACGCCCAGAGCATGGAGTAGCGGCCCATGGCGTCCCTGCTTGATCCTTCCGACCCCGATCCACGATCCGATGCTCTCGGTCGGATGTATCAGACCATCGCGGACCAGAACGAGGCGCGGAACCAGGGTTTGTTTTCACGTATCGGGGGGTTGCTTGGTATCGGCGGCCCGCCCGCGACGGAAACCATTTCGGCGCCTCCGCTGGCGCGTTATCCCGACCAAACAGACATCGCGAACGCCCGCCAAAGTGACGCCTCTTACGGCTCCGGTAACGAGGCTTATACCGAGGGGCGCGTGGCCAATCTGCTTGGCATCCCCGCCGAGGGCCTGTCCCCGGCGGTCGTGGCCGACCCTCGCTTCGGACGGCCTTCCCAGGGTACGCCCACCACGACGGACGCCTACGAGGCGGCGCGACTCGCCGTCAATCGCTCGCCGATCGCCGCTCTCGGTTATCAGCCGCGCACCACGAATCTCGACACCGAAAGCGGTTCCGATGCCGCCGTCGTCGGCTCTTATTCGCCAAAAATCGATGGCATCTACTCGAACGCGGCGTATCCCTCGAACCTCGTCCATGAGTCGATCCATCGCGGCCTGGAGAAGCTGCGCCGGGCCAATGTCGTGTCACCGGAAATCTGGGCGAACCTGCCAAAAGACGAAGAATATATCACGCGGTACATCATGGCGTCGGCGATGGGTGATCCCGAGAAGGGGCGCGGCCCGGCGGCTGATTTCGAACGTGCTCGCGCGTTGTGGTTGTTCGGTCGAAGTAAAGACGACCCCCAGGCCAGGGGGACCAACCCTTACGGCCGTGAAAACCGACAGGCGCTGGAAGATCTGAACGCCATCGCGTCGCGCTATCTCTTGTCCCTGCATCCGGGAGGGCCGCGATGACCCGACGGCGCTCCCGGAACATGGAGTAGCACCCATGGCCTCCTTGCTGTTTCCCGATGAAGACCGGTCCCGGTTTCAACCGCTCCTGATCCCGCCCCCGCCCGACGAGCGTGGCCCGCTCGCGCCCGATCCGCGCGCCGATGCATCGAGAGACGCGTTGGGCCAGGTGTATCAACAAGTCTCGGATTACATCGCGAAGCAACAACAAGACGCGATCGACAAAGGCTTATGGGAAGGCGGTCAGGTCTGGGAGGGCGGCCACCCGACGCGCGGTGGACTGTTGGAAGCGGCGCGTCAGACGGCCGAGGGCGTGGCGATGGGGACCACGTCGAGCGGGGGCAAAGGTCTCATTCTTGAGCGGGTCAATCCGCGCAATCTGCGGCCAATGTCCGGCGACGCTGATCTGACCGTCCCCGGCAACCACGCGTATTACGTCAGGAATCCGGCTGGCGAACACCTCGGGACCGTCGATACGGAATGGAACCCGCGGGTGGGCGAGTTGCATATCGCGGATCTCCAATCGCCCGAGGGGGCGAACAGTCTGGGCGCGGCGACCATAAAGCAACTACGCGCCGCGTTGCTGGAACAATACCCGGACGCCAGGACACTCTCTGGCTATCGGATTTCGGGAAGCAATCCAAACCGCGAGATATTCCAGCGGTTGCAACCCTATCAAGGGCGATAACCCATGTCTGAATCCACTTCCACCCCAACCTCCACTCCGACCTCTTCCCCCGCGCCCGCCTCGACGCCCGCTCCAGCCACCTCTCCCGATTCCGGCGTATCGCCACCCGCGACCGACCGTCCGCCGATCTCCGTCTCCGAGGCGGCGCGTCTGCTCTCGCGCCAGCGGCGCGCGGAGGCGCCCCCTCCGCCGCCCCCCGCCGCGCCCGAACGGCGTCCACCGGCGGCGGAACTGGCGAAATCACCTCCTCCGACACCTCAAACACCCCGAACCACGCCGACACCCGCGCCATCGACCCTCAGTGCGATGGAAAAAGCCCTTGGCGTCCCCGGTGAGGCGCCGCCATCACCGGAGCCCACGTCCCAGACCCCTCCATCCTCCGCTGACGGCCCGCTACCCGGCGAAATCGAGATCGAGGGCCGTAAATTGCGGACCATGGCGGAGTTGCGGAAGTACGCCGCCGATAAATCGGCTGATTACACCGTGAAAACGCAGGAACTGGCGACGGAAAGGCAAGGACTGGCCCAGCAGCGCCAGCAACTGGAGGCGCAGCAGCGGGCATTGGCCGAGGTTCTGCCGCATATCCAGCCGGAGCTGATGCGGCTTCAGGAGATGGTCCAGAATCCGCCCCAACCGCCCGATCCGCGCCTCATCGACACTGATCAACAACAGTATTTGCGGGAACGCGCCCAGTATGAACACGCCCTCGCCGAGCAACAGCGTCTGTTCAGCCTCAACTCCCTCCAGGGCCAGGCCCAGGCCCGCGCCATGGAGCAGGCGGTCGCCGCCGCCAATGAACAGCTCGCCAAAGAACTGCCGTTCTGGGCCGACCCTCAGCAGCGTCTGGAGGCGCAACAGCAGATCGTCGAATGGGCGACGAGCAAAGGTGGTTTCAGCCGTGACGAATTGCGCGGCCTCTCCTCGCCCCACCACCTCAAGACCATGATGAAGGCGGCGATGTTCGACCGCTGGGTGGAGGGCGCGAAGACTTCCGCCCCGCCGCCCTCGTCCCTCCCCGCGCGCGGCGTGGCGCCGCCTCCGGCGCCCTCGGAGCGCATCGCGCGGGCGACCGAGGCGTTCCAGGCCAAACCGGATGTCCGGGGCGGGGCCGCGCTGCTGGCGGCGCGCCGGGCGGCGTTGAATGGCGGCGCCGGATGAAAAAGAAAGGTCTGAAGCCGGATACGAAGCGCGTGGTCCATTCCTGGCTGCGCGAGGAACTGGCGAGGATACAGGATGATCTCAACACGCTCACGCGCAGGCGTGACGTGTTGCTGGAAATGGAACGCGAGTTCAGCCCGGTGACGGTGTCCTTTCGTGGCCCGCCCTACCCGTCGGGTGGTACCCGTCAGAAAGCGCGGACCCGCGTGCCGCCCTTGCCACCCCCGCCAGCCCCGGTGGTGACGGGTGACGCGCACTCCCTCTACGAGGCCCTGCGGCTGGCGTCCCCCGACGGCCTGACCGTGTCGGAGCTGATGACGATAACGGGCATGTCGGCCGGTGCCGTCGCGGGGTGGCTGACCGTTTGGAGGGAACGCGGCGAGGCGCGGCGCGACCCGGTCACCAGGAAGTGTTTCGCCATCCTTCCGCTGGACAACGGGGCGGTGTTGTCTCAATAATCCGCCGTCGCTCGATGGAGTGCGAAAGCACCCACCGGAAAGCGGGCCGTGCCGTCGTCCGAGGCCCTTCCCGCCCCGTGGAGTGAGCGATCACCCACCACGCCAGGCGTGTCGAGACCAACGCGAAACCAACTTCCCGTCATCGGTTTCACCGCGCGAGCGGCTCCACGTGGAGCGCCGCGCCAGCGTTGGAGACATGCGACATGGCCCTTGGCGCTATGGGGGCGGCCCCCGCCAATACGTATCTGGAACCCGCCGCGGTAGGCGTACGTGAGGACCTCCGCGACGTGATCTTTCAGATCGATCCCGATGAGACGCCCCTGGTCTCGGGGATTCCCAGCGTGGAAGCGAAACAAATCCTGACCGAGTGGGTCGTCCAGGAGCTTGGGGTCGTGGCCGACAACGCCCAGCCCGAGGGCTTCACCGCCTCCATGCAGGCGGTCACCAAGCCGGTTCGCATGAACAATATCGCGCAGATCATCGTACGCACGGTGGGCGTGTCCAACACGCTGCGCGCGGTCGATATGGTCGGCGGTGAGGACGAATATGATCGCCAGTTGATCCTGCGCGGCATGGAAGTGAAGCGCGACCTCGAGTTCGCCTGCACGAGCCCCTTGGTCCGCACCATCACCGATCCACGGCATATGTCGGGGCTGCCGGCCTACTGCCTGAACGGCTCCAGGGGCGCCGGCGCGGGCGTCATGCCGGTCGGCGACGGGTCCAACGTCGGCACCGCCGGCACCCTGCGCGACCTCACCCTCGCCATGATCGACGCCGCCGTGCAGCAGTGCTGGCAGGCCGGCGGCAAGCCGACGCTTGGCATCATGTCGGGCAACGTGAAGGCTTACTTCGCCACCTTAAGTCAAGGCGGCACGGGAAACGCCGTCGTAGCACAGAATATTCAAAATGTCACGAGCCGGGAAGAAGTAACCATCATGGGCGCGGTCGATGTCTACCGCACCAACTTTGGCGCCATTCAACTGGCCCCGGATCGTTTCTGTCCCGCCAAGCAGATCCTGCTGGTCTCCACCGACTACGTGGAGCTGGCCCCCCTGCCGGGCCGTGATGTCATAGAGCTGGATTTCGCCAAGACCGGCGACAACACACAGGGCGCCGTCCTGTTCGAGGGCAGTCTTCGTCCGACCGCGCCCAAGGCCCATGCCTGGATCGCGGATCTCAACCAGTAATGGGCGCGCTGCTCTACGAGAGCTTCGACCCGGTCACCCTCCGCCACACCGAGGTCGAGCGAGAGGACGACGGCACGCTGCTGTTCGTCCACTCGCAAGACACCAAAGCGATCGTGGAGAGCGCGAAACAGATCGCGTCCAACTTCGACCCCCTGGTGCGGCGCGACACGATCCATGTCGCGCGCATCCCGCTCGTGGTCTGGAACCGCCTGCGGAAACTGGGGATTACCGACGACGAGAAGGCGCTGAACGCCTGGTTGGACGACCCGGACAACTGCGTCTTCCGAACCGACGACAGGTCGAAACTATAAGGAAACCATGATGGCCAGCGGAACCTCGACCACCACGCCCCCTCCGGCGCCGATGCGGCGCACACCGGGGATCGGCCCCGACGCCGCCACCAACCCCAACCTGAACCGGGGTAGCATCATGCCGCCCGGCAGCACGGCGGGCGTCGGCACGGTGCCGCTGGCGGGCATCGGGATGCTGCCCGGCACCGAGGACGGAATGACCGAGATCAGGCCGCTGGGCCCGCTGCGCCCGGTGCTGATCGACGGATTCGACCGCTCCCTCCTCGGCAAACTCTACCCCGACGCCGATGATCCCGCGGCGGCGGCGATGGCGGCCGCCGAGGAGCGGATCAGGATGGGCCTGATCGCGGAGGAAAGCCTGACGCAACCGTACTACACCGAAGATGGCGTTCAGGCCCCCGGCAATCCCGATTTCTCCGACCCGGCGGCGCGCGGAACGGGAACGCATCGCGCCCGCCCGGGCGAGAACGACCCGCCGGTCCCCCAGCGGGGCGTGAACCCCCCGCCACAGCAGGACACCTCGGCCACGCCGCCGCGCGGCGAGCAGGCATCCGTGACCATGCCGCCGCGGACGACCGTCACCCACGACGATGACAAGGATGACGATAAGAAGAACGACAAGAAGAACGACAAGAAGTGATCGGTGGCCTCTTATCAGCAGCTCGTCGATGATGTTCAGAACTGGCTGAATCGGAGAGACATCACCTCTCTGATCCCCGGCTGGGTCCTGATGGTCGAGACCGAGATCGCGGAGACTTTGCGCGCCCGATGTCAGATCACATCGGGCGTTCAGGCGATCGACGCCGCCTACATCACCCTGCCGGCTGACTTCGCCACGATGGCGTCGATCCGTGACGCCACCAGCGGTGAAATGCTGATCCTCAAGGACGCCTGGAGCGGACATTGGACGGGGCAGCAGTCCAGTGCGTGGCAAGAAGGCGCCGTGGTTGGCGCGGTTGGGCAGGTGTGCACGGCCTACAGGCTGACGGGGGACTGTATCGAGTTTCTCCCCCACCCCGTCGTCCCCGACCCGCCGGACCCCGCCTGGATGCCGCAACAGGTGTTGATGGAGTGGTACGCGCGGCCGAAGCCTCTCCTCCTCCCCTCCGACACCAACCCGATCCTCGAGCAGCTCTACGCGGTCTATCTGTGGGGCGTGATCAAGCACGGCGCGTTGTTCGAGCTGGACGACGATCGCGCGGCGCAGGCTGATGCCCAGTGGCAGCAGGTGGTGACCAGGGCCAATTTGTGGAAGCAACAATCGGATCTCTCCGGTGCTCCGCTTCGCGCTGAACTGGTGTCCTTCGGATGAGCTTCGTCGTCCACCGGGCCACCAAAAGCGCCGCGCGCTACACCGACGCCGGGGGCAGGGAGAAGTGCGGATACTGCCGCTTCTTCGTCCCGCCCCGCTCCTGCGGCAAAGTGATTGGTCCCGTCAGCCCGATGGGTTGGTGCAAGCATTTCAGCCGCCAGATGGTGTCCCAGTTCGGTGGCGGCATCTCGTCCGGCGGTGGTGCCACCTTCGATCAGAACTTTCTCGGCGGCTCCCTCGGCACCGGCGCGGTGTTCACGCGCGCGTCAACCGGCACGTATTACGACAGCGCGGGTGTGCTGCGATCAGCCGCGATCAACACGCCGCGTTTCGATTACGATCCGGTGACGTTGCAACTCAAGGGTTTGTTGCTTGAGGATGCGAGCACGAATATCGCGTTGCAAAGTGCTAATCTTGCGAATGCCGCATGGCTGTTGGCAGGCCAATCGTTGCCCGTTGTAACTGGAAATCAATTAACCGCCCCCGATGGAACACTCACTGCCGCGCGTGTTGTTCTACCCGCTGTGTCCGGTGCTGGCATATTCAGTATTGTTTATCAAAACATAACCCTTCCGGCAGGTGTCGCTGCGATTAGTTTCTACTTGCGGGGAAATGCTGGTGGTGAGCGTGTTTATATTACGATAGCCGGATGGTATGGCACGCCCACGATACTGACCACGCAATGGCAACGGTTTGTCTTTATCACGCCGTCACTTTCAGCAGCCGCGTATGGTATTGGATTAGGAACCGACCTCCGTGACGCCACGCAAACAAGCACGCCCGCGCAAACCATCTACGCATGGGGCGCGCAGGTCGAGGCGCTGCCATACATGAGCAGTCATATTCCGACCACGAGTGCGAGTGTTACACGGGCGGCCGATGTTTTGTATTATCCGATACCCGGTGCCGTGCCTGGGTATAACGCAATCAACTATTCTATGTTATTCGACTATGACACGATGAACACCAATACAGTCGTAGGCGGCATCGCCAACACATTTAGCGACGCATCATATATGGGAAACAATAGTTTCACGGTCGTTGGATCAACCGCCAGCGTGGTCAATGGCGTGCCTCCAATGACAGCGGGCGTTCGTGGTGTTCTGTGCGGTGCATTGTCTCCCGTCACGATGGCTATCAGCGCGAATGGTGGTCCTGTTATCTCTGGTGCGAATGGTGCGCCCGCGCAAACAGGCGCGAATAAGCTGGTTGTTGGTTCCGCGTCATGGTCTCCCGGCGCATCTGGAATATCCGGCCATATGCGTCGCATGTCCTACTGGCCGCGCACGTTGTCCAATAGTGAAATGCAGGCGGCGACAACGCTCGCCGGTCCCACGCTGTCACTCGATTTCATGATGCCCGGCACGCTCGATCCGCGCATCACGTTCACCCGCGCGAGCAGTGCCACATACACGGATGCGAGCGGTGTGATCCAGACGGCTGCGACCAACGCGCCGCGCTGGGATTACGCGGGCGGTGTGTTGCGTGGTTTGTTGATCGAGGAAGCGCGGACGAATATAGCGCAGTTCAGCGAAGACTTCAGCAACGTGGCGTGGTTGAAGGCGAGCGGCGGCACTTCGTCTTCTCCCGTCGTCACCGCCAACCAAACCGTCGCGCCGGACGGGACAACGACCGCCGATCGTATCGTTTATCCCGCGTGTTCGGGTGCGGGAAGCAACAGCGTTGTTGGCCAGGCCGCGGGTGTAACGGCGGCGGCATACACGCATTCCATCTGGTTGCGCGGAAACGTGGGCGGTGAGCGGCTTTACCTGAACACGACACCGGACGGTCTGACGTATTACCGTGCCCAGGTGACGCTGACGACGGCATGGCAACGGTTCAGCATGACGACCTCGGCTCTGAGCGCGACGATATGGTATTTCCAACTCGGGTGCGACTTGCGTGATGCTTCACAAACCGCGACATCGGCACAGACGATCTTCGCCTGGGGTGCGCAGTTGGAACAAGGCGCGTTCCCGACGAGCTACATTCCAACGACGAGTGTCAGTGTGACACGCGCGGCTGATGTCGCTGTCATGCCGACGAATGTGTCGTGGTTCAACGCGGCCGCCGGTTCGCTCGCGGCGGAGTTTTCATGTGTGAACCGCCCCGTCGGGCAAGGCGGTATTGTTCGTCTCGATGACGGCATGGATGCGAACGCGGCGTCTGTATTCGTGGAGAACACCGCTTCCATTATCTTTACTTATTCGCAACTCGCATCCGTCGCGCAAATCAATGCCGCGCCCGGCCTTCTGGTCGCGAATGGAGCGGTTCAAAAATCAGCATTCAGCTATGGTGGCGGTCCATGGAAAGTCGCGACGGGCGGGCTTGTCGAAAACGGCTCCGGTAGCGCGGTTCCGTTCAACGCGACGCGGTTGATTATCGGTTCATCCGCCGCCGCCACGAATATCTGGGAACTCAACGGCACCATCCGCCGCGTTACCTACTGGAACCGCGCCCTGTCCAATGGCGAGATGCAACAGGTGACGACATGACCGATTTCCGTATGTCATTCCCGGTCACATCGCTTGACGCGGGAGTACAAGGACTGCGCGCGTTACGTGAAGCAGAAGGCGGCGACGCACGGAACGCGCTTGGCGACCCGCGTGATTCAACAGGCAACATCGTGTATCCCGATCCCAACGCACCGATTGGCACGCCGCCGCCTGACGTTTGGTATGGCCGTCCCGGTAGCGCGGCGACCAGCTACACCGATCTCAATGGCAACGTCGTGCAGGTGCCCGCGAAGGGCGATCCCGCGCTCTACTACTGTCACGTCCGCTCCGACCAGTCCGTCGCGTTCGATCCGGCCCAGCACGGCATGAGGGATGCGGACGCGGTGGACAGCGCCGCCGTGCTCGGCATCTGGCTCGGCGACGAGGTGCCGACGTGAGCGGATGTGGTCGATGATGTCTCCTCCTGGCTCAGATCCAACATCGGCCTCGCCGCTGGCCTCCTGGCGGTCGTCGGAACGCTTCTCGGTGCCGTCGTCGCGGCCGCCAGTTGGTTCTCCTCGGTGCATCATCTGGAGCGGCGCGTTGACGTATTGCGCCACGAGATCGACGTGATGCGCGGGACGATGGATGAGAACCGCAAGATCGTCGCCGACATCCGGCGCGGCCTCGAAGCGACCGACGCGGCGACCCGCGAAAGCATCGGTCGCCTCGATGAACGCATCAACGCCGTGAAGCGCAATCCATGACCTGGGAACCATCGGACGCATGCGCGACCGGCGTCTGGGCGGCCACCGGCATCCCCGTCAAAGCGCTCCCTCGCAGGCCGCGCCCTTACGGCGTCGGAGCGTATGGCGTCGGCATGTATGAACGCTACCCACCCGTTGAATGGGCGCGACAGGCCGCCCCCTGCCTGCCTGGAACCTGGGCGGCGGCGGCATGAGCGGCTACAGCACCACGCCGAACCTGGGCCTCAAGAAGCCGGTCACGGGCGCCGACGATGATATGTGGGGCAGCCATTGGAACGATAACGCGGACGCCCTCGACACGGTCATCACGGCGCTTGAAGGCACCGTCGGGCCACCAGGACCGCCCGGCGCCGACAGCACGGTCCCTGGCCCTCCCGGCCCCCCTGGCCCGGCCGGGGTCGATGGAGCCGGCGGCGCTCTCGTCGCCGCCACGCCTCCCGTCGCGGATCCCGGCGCGCTGTGGTGGGACAGCACCGGCGGACAGTTGTATGTCCGCTATGACGACGGCAGCAGCACGCAGTGGGTCGTGGCCAATACGACACCGCTCCCGGCGATTACTTACGCGATGTTGCCGCCCGCCGTGCAGCAGGTGCCGATCACCTTCGCGTTCAGCGGAAAGCCCGCGACGGGCGCCATCGCCAACGCGCCAATCGCCATGGCCATGACGATCCCCGCCGGCCTCGCCGGAACCGTTGTTTACAACTCGATCCAGGCCACGAGTAACGCCGTCTTCGTCGTCAACAAGATCACCGGAGGGACCACGATCACGTCGATCGGCACTGTCACCGTCACGTCCGCGAGCCACACGTCGGCCACGCTCGCGGGCGCGGGTGGTTCTCTGGCGGTGGGCGACGTGTTGCAGTGCGTGGCGCCGACACAGGACGCCACTCTGAGCGACTGTTCCATCACCATTCTCTGCGCGAGGACATAGCGCATGTTTTCGTTCGGAGATGGTTTCGATTGCTACGCCGCCCCGGCTGATGCGGTCGCGGGGTATTGGGACAGCGGCACCGCGTCGAGCCTGACACTGGTGGCGGGGCGGTTCGCTGGTGGTCAGGCGATCCAGCAACCTCCCACCACCGGAACGTGGCTTGTGAAAAGCAGCGGTGCCAACGACGCGTTGCACCATATCGTTGTCGCGTTCCGCCAAACCGCCACGCTTACCGGGACAAGCCTGTGGACCAACTTCTTACTTTCTGATGGGGCCAGCGCTCAGTGTTCCGTTCTGTTTCGTTCCGATGGAGCCATGCTGCTTTATTCGGGGAACGCGGGAACGCTACAGGCGACATACGCCGGGGCTGTGTCCGCTCAAAGTACGTGGTTCGCGTTTGAGATCGAGGTTTTTATTTCATCTACTGGCGGTTACATGAACGTCAGGAAGAACGGTAACACCAGCAACGACTTCACATCGGCGACAAATCTGAACACGCGCGCGGGGACCGCCAACAACTACGCGAACCGGCTATCGGTCGGGCACAGCACCGCTTCGCCCAGTGGTCAGCAACTGGACGACCTCCTCTGGCGCTCCGACGCGTCGAGCGTGCCGTGGGTTGGCGATATCCGTTGCTATACCAGAATGCCCGCGAGCGACGCGGCGGTGCAGTTCGCGCGGACGCCGACGAGCAACACACAGACGCCATTCACAACGGGCACGACGAACGCCGTCACCAATGGTGTCGGCAGATATACTCCGTTCACCGCTGCTTACGATGGCACAATCAGCACCGCGACGGTTTCTCTGAGCGCCGGTTACACCGGCAACATGAAGTGCTCTATCTTTGCTTCTTCCGGCGGCGTGCCAACGACGGTGCTTGGATCGGCTAATGTCCTCGCAAACCCAGTGACCGGTTCCAACACTCTGACGTTCGGGACGCCTGTCGCCGTCACCAAAGGGGCGGTGTATCTGATCGGCTTCGACAGCGACACAACGTCTGGCACTTACAATGTCGGCGGCAACAACACGGGATACACCAGCACTACCACTTATGCGAGTTTTCCTGCCGCATCACCAACCACCGCGCTCGGGAATGCTATCGTCTGTTCGCTGACGATCACGCTTCCCAACTTCGCAACAGTCAGCGAAACCCTCCAGGACGGCACCACGTCCTACGTCTACGACAGCACCGTCAACGACGCCGACTTCTACACCATCGCGCCGATAGCCGTGACACCGATCAGCGTCGTCGCCGTCACGACGCGCGGGTTCTTGCAGAAGAGTGACGCGGGCACGCGCGGCGCGGCGGTGCAACTGAAGAGCGGCGCCGTGACGGTGGCGAGCACGGCCACGTTGCTGAGTTCGTCGTGGGGATGGTTGTGGCGCACCGAACTCAACGATCCGAACACATCAGCGGCATGGACGGCGGCGGCGGTAAATAACGTGCAAATCGGCCCGAAGGTCACGAGCTGATGGCTAATACCGTATGGAACGGGAGCGACAAATCGGCGTCGGTCACGCTCACCGGTTCCAACCTGATCGCGACCAGCGGCGCGGCGGGCACTTTTGGCGTGCGTGCCGCCGATAAACAGATAACCGGCAAATTCTACTGGGAAGTCACCTGCAATATCATCACCGCTGCCAACACAGGCATCGGGATCATGTCGCCTTCCGCTTCGTTGAGTGCCGGTTTCTTCACGTCGGGCTTCACGGGGTCGTGCGGGCTGATCCGCACTGGGCTTATCTATCTTGACGGCACGAACACCGCCGCCGCCGCGTTCGGGACCATCGCCAACGGCACGGTGGTTGGCATCGCTTTTGACGTGGATGCCCGTCTCATCTGGTTTCGCCTTGGCGCGGCGGGCAACTGGAACAACAACGCCGCTTACAGCCCGGTTACCGGAACGGGCGGCGTCGTCACTAATCTGGGTCGTGGTATCCCTGCGTTCCCGGCGGCGGTATTCACCGCGAATGGCGATCAGACGACCGCCAACTTCGGCGACAGCGCGTTTGTCGGCGCCGTGCCCGCCGGGTTCACGTCCGGCTTCACCGCTGGCGCGTCGATCCCGACCAACACGCTCGCCACGCAGATCGCCGCCGAACAGTGGCTCTCGACCGATCCGCGCGCCCAACTCACGCAGGCTGTTGTCGAGCAATGGGCGTCGGTGCAGTCCACTACCGGCCAGGTCGTCCTGACGACCATGCTCATCGAGCAATGGGCTTCGGTGGATCTGCCTGTCTCGTCGCAAGCCGTTCGCGTGATGGTGCTGGCGTGATGGGAGGACGCTGACATGCTGGACTTCCCCGACAGCCCCTCCGGGGGCCAGACCTACACCAGCGCCGGCGTGACGTGGTCCTGGGACACCACGAAATGGGTGAACGGCGCGACCGGCGTGGGCGCTGGCGTAGCGTCGTTCAACACGCGCGTGGGCGCGGTCGCGCTCACGCGTGGCGACGTGGTCGCCGTCGGCGGCACAACGACCAACGACAGCGCGGCGGCGGGCCAGATCGGTGAATACCTCACCGCCGCGCTCGCCAGCGGTAGCCCCGTCACGCTTACGACCGGGACATTCACGACCATCACGTCACTCGCCCTCACGGCCGGCGACTGGGACGTGGACGGCGGCGGCGTGATCAACTGCGCGGCCACGATGACAGCGGGTTATGTCGCGCTGTCGATCAATCCGGCGGCGGCGGGATCCTTCGCGCCGCTGGGCCTGATACAAATCAGTAACACATCGATGACATCGTTCGTCGGACCCACCGGGACGGTGCGTGTCTCACTGGCGGCCCCGGCGACGGTATACCTGATCGGGTTCTCGACTTTCACCACCGCCCCTTGCACGGCTTATGGATCGCTCCGCGCGCGGCGCGTCAGATAAGGAGAAACACCATGCCCAGCACGGCCGGCTCAATGACCCAAACCCCCACGGGTAACCCTCAGTGGCGCGCCGCCGACGGCGCCATCGTCTGGGGCTTCCAGGCCCCCTACGCGCCACAGACCAACCGGCCGCACACCGGCACCTCTTACGGCACCTACCGCGACTGGGTGCTCAAAATGGGCTACAATCGCACGAGCGGCATCGGCGGATGGCATGTGAAACTGCCGACTGGCGCGACGTGGTACGTGGCGACGACCGACGACAGCTCAGACGCGCCGACAGGCGTGACGAACACCGCCAACAATCCGCCGACCGGGGTGAAGTGAATGCCCGACGCCTACACGCCCCAACTCGCGCTGATCCAGCCGGAAGTGGGCGCCTCGCGCGATACATGGGGCGCGAAATGGAACGATAACGCGACGATCATCGACCAGTTCGTCAGCCAGTTCTGCCAGATCGGCATCATCGCGGATTTCGCCGGTCCCACGGCACCGTCCGGCTGGCTGATCGCGGACGGCAGACTGGTTTCTCGTGTAACTTACGCGAAACTGTTCGCCGTCGTGGGCGTGTACTGGGGCGCGGGCGACGGCAGTACGACATTCGCGCTGCCCAATCTCAACGGCCGCTCGACCGTCGGCCCCGGTGCTTTCACCGATCAGGCGGGCCTGTCGTGGAACTGGGGCTTCACCAGCAAGCAGGGTTTCGTCGGCCAGACGATCATGCAGGCGCATTTACCCAACTACATGCTGACCACCGACGCGCAGGGCGCGCACACGCATGTCGCCGGTATGAGCGGCGAAGGCTCGCACACGCACGTCGTCGATGCCGTTGGGAACCATCAACACGGCATCGCCGTGCCGTATTCGACGCCGGATATCACCGCTATTTTTCCCATTTGGAACACCACGCAAGGGTCGGTTTATTCAGCGACCGATCCGGCGGGCGCGCACACGCACACCATGCAGCCGGCCGGGTTCCATACCCATTCCATCACGGTCTACGACAGCGCCGCCCACGCGCATAACGTATTCCTGGGCGGCGGCGGCAATCCCATCAGCGTGCTCGGCCCACAGATCACGGTCACCAAAATCATCTATGCCGGCTCCGAAGCCGCCATCGTGACCGCCTCCGACATCGCGTCCGCGCCGGCCTCGCCCGACATGCATCGGGAGATCGAGAACCTGCGCGAGGAGATCACGGCGCTGCGGGCGCTGTTCGAGACGCCGAGGTCGCGGATGCTGTCGGCGCCGAACAGGGGGCCGCACTGATCATGGCCACGCTCTCAGTCGGACCCGGACAGCGATACGCCACCATCGACGCCGCCGTTGACGCCTCCGGCGCGGGCGATACCATCGCCGTCCAGGCCGGCACCTACACCAACGACTGGCTGAACATTACCCACGATCTGACCCTCACGGCGGTCGGCGGAATGGTGGTCATGAACAGCGCCAACGGTGCCCAGCCGCCCGACGGCAAAGCCATGATCACCGAGAGCGGAACAGTGTCGATCACCGGCTTCGACATCTCGGGCGTGACGGTTCCCGACAACAACGGCGCCGCGATCCGCTACCAGGGCGGCGACCTGACCCTCGTCGATTGCTACATCCACGGCAATCAGGATGGTCTCCTCGGCGCGCCAGACCCGAACGGCACCATCACCATCAACCACTCCGAGTTCGCTTTCAATGGCGACGGCAGCGGATCAACCCACGACATCTACGTCGGCGACATCGCCTCGTTCACCCTCACCAACAGCTACATCCACGACGCCATCGTCGGACACGAAATCAAATCCCGCGCCGCCAACAACACGATCACCGACAACCGGATTTTCGATAACAACGGCTCAGCCAGCTACTCCATCGACCTACCCAACGGTGGCGCCGCCACGATCACCGGCAACCAGATCGAGCAGGGGCCATTCACGCAAAACCCCGCCATATTCGCCTGGGGTGAGGAAGGCATCACCCACCCCGGCATGGCGTTCATCACGGGCAACCTCATCATCAACGACAATCCCGGCGGATACGGCGTCCTCGCCGCGTCACCAGTCCCGTTCACCGACAACCAACTCTGGAACCTCGCCAACCTCGGCGACGTCACCGCCAGCGGCAACACCGACCTCGCCGCCAGACCCACCCTGGACACGTCCTCGCTGGTCTTCGGCACCATCCCACCGCCACCGGTCCCGCCGCCCGTCCATGGTCACAAGGGCTACGGCGGGGGCAACGGACACGGGCACATCCCGCGCGCTATCGATGGCCCGTGGCTGATTAAGGCCGGGCCATGCCAAGAGTAGCTCAGGCACCGCCCCCCGGCGTGTACCGGAACGCGACGCCCGAGGCCACGCCCAACCATTGGTACGACGCCAACCTTGTCCGCTTCCGTGGCGGCCAACTCCAGCCC